GAACTAATAATGTTGCTATGGGGGATACTGCTTTAGATTCTTTAACTTCAGGTAATCAAAATACAGCTGTAGGATTTGCAGCATTAACAGCAAATACAGAAGGTACAAATAACACAGCAATAGGATTGTGTGCTTTATGTTCTAATACGACAGGTGATACGAATACTGCTCTAGGTGTAAATGCACTAGATGCTAATAATACAGGAGATGAAAACACGGGAGTAGGTGGTTCAGCTCTTGGTGTTAACACGTCAGGTTGTTACAACACGGCAGTAGGTAGGTTTGCTTTATTCGCTAACGAAACAGCAAACAGTAATACAGCAGTTGGGTATTGTTCTTTAAAAGCAAATACAACAGGAACTTTAAATACTGCTATTGGTATATGTTCTTCAGCTGGTATGACAACAGGACAACAGAATGCTAGTATAGGTGGAAGTTCTTTAATTGCTAACACAACAGGTTCAAGAAATAGTGCTTTAGGTATGAGTAGTTTAGCAACAAATACAACTGGAAGTGATAATGTTGCTGTAGGTCATGGTGCATTAAATGCAAATACAGGTAGTGAAAATACAGCTGTTGGTAGAGCATCATTACAAGCAAATACATCAGGTACAGATAACACAGCTGTTGGTATGCAATCTTTAAATGCAAATACAACAGGTGCTAATAACGTAGCAGTAGGTTATCAAGCGTTAGATTCTAATACGACAGCAAATGAAAATGTAGCTGTAGGTAGATGTTCTTTATATACTAATACCACAGGAACTAAAAATATAGCCATAGGTAGTTATGCTTTAGATACAAATACAGAGGGAGATAAAAACGTAGCTATTGGTTATCAAGCTTTAGATGCAAACACAACAGCAGACAACAACACAGCTGTTGGAGATAGTGCATTAAAAGCTAACACAACAGGATATAACCTTGTTAGTATAGGTACTGAGTCTTTAAAATCAAACACAATAGGAAGTCAAAGTGTAGCTATTGGTTACAAAGCTTCGCATTCAAACACGGAAGGTTTTAAAAATGTTGCTGTTGGTCAATGTGCTTTATTAAGTAACACTACAGGAGATCATCACATTGCAATAGGTGTAGAAGCACTAAAATGCAACACTACAGCAGATAATAACATAGGGATTGGTTTTCTTGCACTTTGTGCTAACACACTTGCTGGCAATAATATTGCTGTTGGAGTTTGTGCTTTAAATGCAAACACAACAGGTGGTCAAAATATTGCAGTTGGAGTTTGTGCTTTAGATACAAATATAGATGGAGAATGTAATGTAGCAATAGGTCACTTAGCATTAACATCAAATACAACAGCAGATGCAAATACTGGAATAGGATTTTGTGCTTTAAAATCTAATACTACAGGTGCAAGAAATACAAGTGTTGGTGCTATGTCTTTAGATGCTCTTACTGCGGCTGGAGACACTACAGCAGTTGGTTTTGAAGCTGGTAGTAGTATTACTACAGGTGGTGATAATACAGTAATAGGAAGTTGTTCTTTAAAAACTACCACAACAGGTTGCAGAAATGTTGCTGTTGGTTCAAGAGCTTTACTTTGTAATACAACAGGATCACAAAATGAAGCAATCGGATATTTTGCTCTATGTGCTAATACAGAGGGTGGATGTAATGTTAGTATTGGCTCTGCTTTAGGTAAAAACACAACAGGTGGAAATAATATTGGCATAGGTTTTATTGCTCTATCAAATAATACTACAGCATCTAACAACACAGCAGTTGGAAAAAGTGCTTTGCAAGAAAACACATCTGGTGCAAGTAATGTTGCAGTAGGTTATTTATCATTAGACGCAAACACAACTGGTGCAACAAATGTAGCAATAGGTAGAGGTTCACTTGGTGCTAACACTACAGCATCAAACAATGTAGCTGTTGGAGATTTAGCTTTAGTTGCTAACACAACAGCAGATTTTAACGTAGCAGTTGGCAGACAAACCATGTTTACTAATACAACAGGTACAAGAAATAGTGCTTTAGGTTTAAATGCTATGTATAGCAACACAACAGGTGGATGTAATGTAGCTATAGGTGGAAATGCTTTATATAGCAATACCACAGCAGCTAACAATACAGCAGTTGGTGCTTGTGCTTTAGAAACAAACACAACAGGAACAGCCAATGTTGCTGTTGGTAATATATCATTAGACGCAAACACAACAGGTAGTAATAATACTGCAGTAGGTAGATCTTCTTTAAGCTCAAACACAACAGGTGGAACGAATTCTGGTTTTGGTGGAAATGCTTTAAATGCTAACACAACAGGTAATCAAAACACAGCAGCAGGTTATCAAGCACTTGCTTCTAACACAACAGCTTCTGATAATACAGCAGTTGGATATAATTCTTTAGTGCTTAATACAACAGGTACAAGAAATACTGCTGTTGGTAAAGATAGTTTAGATGCTAATACAGAGGGTAATGACAACACCGCAATTGGTCGTACTTCATTATCAAGTAATACCACAGGAGATAACAACACAGCAGGTGGAGTAGGTGCTTTACAAAGTAATACTACAGCAGACAATAACACTGCTTTCGGTTATGTGGCTTTAATATCTAACACATCAAGTGCAGGTAATACTGCAATAGGTGCTAAAGCTTTATGCGCTCATACTCAAACAGGTACGGAAAATACTGCTGTTGGTTTTTGTGCACAAAAATCAAATACAACAGGATATTATAATACATCTTTAGGTAAATCTTCATTGGTTAATATTACTACAGGAGTTAATAACATGGCTATAGGTAGAGATTCGGGTGCTGATGCTATGATTAATTTAACTACAGAAAATAATAGATTTGTAGCTGGTCACGATGGTGTAACTAATGCTTATGTAAAAGTAGCTTGGACAGTAACATCCGATGAAAGAGATAAAATGAATATTGGTACAGTTCCTCATGGATTAGATTTTGTAAACAAATTAGAACCTATTTCTTTTCAATTTAAAAAAGATAGAAATACTGAAATTCCTAGAGGAGATGTAAGATATGGTTTTAAAGCTCAAGACATTATGGCACTTGAGGGAGATAACCCTGTAATTATTGATAATGAATTTGAAGATGTTTTAAAATACAAAGGAGAACATTTAGTTCCTGTATTAGTCAATGCAATAAAAGAATTAAAAGCAGAAATAGATGAATTAAAAAAGGATAGGTAGAAAATGTTTTTTGGAGCAACTACATTTTCACAAGCACCTTTTGCAGGACAAGGGACCGTTAACGTTGTTGTTAATGTTTCAGGAAAACAAACTAATCTTAGTATTGGTAACGTAGTTGTAAATAGTAATTCTTTAGTTAATGTAACTGGAAATAGATTTAATCTTGCTACAGGAACTGTAGCAACTACTGGAACAGCTGTAATAAATGTTACAGGTAAACAAACTAATTTTGCTATAGGTAATGCTACAGTAAGTGGTGATTCATTAGTAAGTGTAACTGGAAACAGATTAAATATTTCTACAGGTAATGCTACAGTAATTGCAAATGCAATTGCAGCAGTAACAGGAAGTAGAGTTAATATTGCTACAGGTTCTGTAGCAATAACAGGTGATGCTTTAATTAATGCATCAGGAAACAGATCTAATTTAACAATTGGAAATGCTACAGCTTCAGGTGGAACTGTAATTACACCAAGTGGTAGTAGAATAAATGTTTCAACCGGAACAGTTACTGTAACTAGTGATGCAGTAGTATCTGTTACAGGAAATAGATTTAATGTAGCAATTGGTAATGTTGCAATTACTGGAGATGCTTTAGTAAATGTTACAGGTAATAGAACAAATATTGCAACTGGTACTGTTACTGTAACTGCAAATGCAGTTGTATCACCAGATGGTAGTCAAATAGAAATAGCAACAGGTGAAGCTTATGTAAGAGCTTGGAGTAATTTAGATCCTAATGCAAATCAAACCTGGACTACTCTAAATACAGGTGCTACAAGCTCTTGGACAGGTGTAAATACAGGTGCTACAAGCACTTGGACAGAAATAGATCCTACGGCTTTACCTCCAAAACCGTAGTTGACCCTATTAAAAAATTAATATAATATGGAGAATAAGGAGAATATATGGCATCAAGTACATCAAGTGATTTAAAATTAGAACTCATTGCAACAGGTGAAAAGTCAGGAACTTGGGGTGGAATTACTAATACAAACTTACAAATTTTAGAACAAGCAGCATCTGGATATCTAGCTTTAGCTGTAGGTTCAGCAGATGTAGCACTAGCTTTAACAAGTTTTGCAACATCAAATGGTAAAAATTTATACTATAAATTAACAGGAACATTAGCAGCAAATAGAACAGTTACTATGCCTAGTTCTGCTGAAAGAGTTTTTATTGTAGAAGATGCAACATCAAGATCTTCATCTAATTATACACTAACAGTTAAAACAGTATCTGGAACAGGTGTAACTATACCAGTAAAAGCTAAAATGGTTTTATATTCAGATGGAACTAATGTTCATTCTGGACCTATGACAAAAGGTTATGTAACTGTTACAGGTGCATATACTGCAGTTGCAGGTGATCAAGTTATGGTAAATACTACAGGTGGAGCAATTACAGTAACGCTACCAACGTCACCAAGTACAGGTGATGAAGTATCTTTATTAGATGCAAGAGGAACATTTAATACAAACAACTTAACCATTGGCAGAAACGGTCAACCAATTGAAGGCGCAGCAACAGACGACGTACTTAGTACAGCAGGACAATCAATTACTTTAGTATATGTAGATGCAACAAGAGGTTGGACATACAAAACCAATACAGCATAAGGAGCGTCATAAGTGGCTCTTATTGACTTTAAAATATTACCTGGAATAGACAAACAGACTACAGGAGCTGGTGCTGAACAGCGTTGGGTAGATTCTGATAATGTTAGATTTAGATACGGATTACCAGAAAAAGTTGGTGGATGGCAATCACCTATTAAAACATCTATTGTAGGACTAGCTAGACAACAACATGCTTTTGTAAGTTTAGATGGTAAAAAATATATAGTTATTGGTACAGATAAATTTTTACTTGTTTATTACGATGGTGAACTTTATGATATTACACCTTTAGCATCTACACTTAACTCTTGTACGATTACAACTGTCTCAGGATCAGCTAGTGTAACTATTACAAAAAGTTCTCATGGTTTAAGTGCTGGTGATATTGTATTATTAGATCAAACAACTTTACCTTCAGGTACAGGTTATTCTGCATCTGATTTTGATGATAAATTATTTCAAGTAACTTCTGTTACTGATGTAAATAATTTTGTAATTACACAAAGCTCTAATGCATCAGGAGCAGCGGGTCCAGGTGGTAGTATAGATGTAGCTCCATATGAAGTTGTTGGACCACAAACTCAAACAGCAGGTTATGGTTGGGGTACAAATACCTGGGGTGGTAGTACATGGGGAACTGCTTCTGCAACAAGTAGCGTAATTCTAGAACCAGGCCTCTGGAGTTTAGATAATTTTGGTCAAGTATTAATTGCAACTATTGCAAATGGTAAAACATTTACATGGAATGCAGGAGCTAATAATCCATTAACTGTTAGAGCTGCACAAAATACAACTAATTTTGAAACAACAAGTAATCCTACAGCATCTAGATTTACAATGGTTTCACCTACAACAAGACACTTAGTTCATTTTGGAACTATATTACCAGGCACTACAGATCAAGATGATATGGCTGTAGCTTTTTCTGATCAAGAAAATATTAATAGTTATGTTCCAACTTCTGTAAACACTGCAGGTTCTCAAAGATTACAAGATGGTACTAAATTAATGGGAACACTAAGAGCAAAAGAAACTATAATGGTATGGACAGATAATGCATTATATAACATGCGATTTGTTGGAGCTCCATTTACATTTGGATTTGAACAAGTAGGTACTAACTGTGGATTAGTAGGTCAAAATGCTGCTGTTGAAGTTGATGGTGTTTCTTTTTGGATGTCACCAAAAGGATTTTTTGCATTTGATGGTACAGTAAAAACAATACCGTGTAGTGTAGAAGATTATGTTTATAGTGATATAGATCTTACAAAAGGTCAACAAGTATATGCAGGTATAAATAATTTATATACAGAAGTTATTTGGTATTATCCTTCTGCAAATTCTGAATATGCAGATAGATATGTTATATATAATTACACAGATAAAGTTTGGTATACAGGAACAGAAGCTAGAACTACTTGGTTAGATGCTAGTGTATATCCAAAACCTTTTTCTACAAAATTTACAAGTACAGGAACAGCTAATTTTCCAACAGTAGTAGGTGAATCTGGTTTAGGTAAATCACAATTTTTTGAACAAGAAATAGGAACAGATCAAGTAGATGAAACAGGAACTGTAACTACTGTTAGTTCTTTTATTAAATCATATGACTTTGATTTACAAGGCCAAGGGGGAGAAGCAGGAGATATATTTCTAGCGGTAAGACGTTTTGTACCTGATTTTAAAGATTTAGATGGCAATGCTAAAGTAACTTTAGCTATAAAAAGATACCCTCAACAATCAGATACAACAAGTAGTTTAAGTCCCTTTACAATTAACTCAAGTACTGATAAAAAAGATACTAGAGCTAGAGGCAGGTTTGTCAATGTAAAGATTGAAAACGACTCAGCTTCAGAATCCTGGAGATTTGGTACTTTTAGGTTAGATATACAACCGGACGGAAAAAGATAATGGCATTATACGAAGACGTTATTAAATATTTAAATGAAAAAAATAAAGGTGGTGGAACATCTGGTGGGATGTTTGATAACTACGATGAGTCTAATAACCCATTTATAATAGATTTTGATAAAGACGAAAAAACTGTAACGGATGCAATTCCTTTTAACAATCCTATAGTAGAAGCAGCTAGAAGAAATAATGATAGATCAGGAAATGATCCTTACAATATGAATGCAATGAATAATCCAAATGTAAGAACTCAAAGAAATTATAGAGATCCAAGAAGTTCTATGATGGATGCAGCGCCAAAACAAAATTTTTCTATTTCAGGTGTATTAAAAGGTTTAGCATTAAATGCTCTTCCAGGTATGGGAATGATTAGTATGGCTAAAGGTGTTGCAGGTCTTTTACCTGCAAACAAAAGAGCTCTAATGGAAAATGAATTATTAGGAAAAGGATATACTTTAGATAGTTTAGGTAGAATTGTAACAGATAATTATAATAGTAAAGAAGGTGTTATGGCTGGTCTTAATGCAAATAGACTTAATGAAGCATCTTTTGATAAAAAAAGTGCAAGAATTGAAAAAACTTTAGCAGATAAATATGGAATGAGTGCATCAGATATTGCTGCTGCAAAAGCCGGAACTTACTCAGGTAATGTAAAAACAGATTTAATAGATAGATTAGGATTTGTTGCTGATGCAAGAAAAGATATATTAGGTAGTGTAACAACTGCAGAAGAATTAGAAGAAGAAATTAATGATTTCAAAAAAAGTCAAAGCTTTCTTCAAAAATTAGGTATTGCACCAGGTATTAAAAATAGTTTTTTTGATCCTGTATCAACAGGAAAAAAAGCTGCAGATGTTGAAAGAGAAAAAGTTAAAGAAGCATTAAGAGTAGCAAGAGAAAAAGCTTTAAGAGAATCAGAAGAAAAAGCCAGACAAGATGCTATTGACAGAGATAATAAAGGGAAATATAGCGGTGGTAATTATGGTGGCGTTGGAAGTGGAGAAGGTGGAATTGGTGCAAGTGGCCCAGGATCTGGAGGAGGATATAATGAAGGTAATTTTTGTTTTGATCCAAGCACTCTTATTCAAATGGCTGATGGTTCTACTAAAAAAATTAAAGACATACAACTTGGAGATAATACTAAAGGTGGAGAAGTTACAGGTGTATTCCAATTTAAAGCAACAGATGAGATACATGATTACAAAGGTGTTACAGTTGCTGGTAGTCACTATGTTAAAGAAGATGGTAGATTTATTATGGTTAAAGATAGTCCGCTATCTGTTAAGATTGATAAGATACCAGTTGTTTATTCATTAGACACAAGTAATAGAAGAATATTTATTAACGATATTGAATTTGCAGATTACAATGGTGATGGAATTGCTAAAGGATTTTTAGCAAACGCTGGATTCTCTGTAGCTGGTTTTGATAAAGAAGTATTAAGACAAGTTGAAAATAGACTAATTTAATGGCAAAGATAGTAGTTAGAATACCTGAACCCAAAGAAGAGTATGATGCTTCAACTCAAAAACAAATTAATAGAGCTATACAGTCTGTGGTCGATCAATTAAATTCTACATTTTTACAAGAACTAAATGAAAAATCAGATAGATATGCTTGGTTTAAAGGTGGTATATCTAAAGATGATGGCTGGGGAACATAATGGCTAATGCATATGTAAATGGTTTTTATACACCAACACAAACTGGCACGCCTGAAACTGTGTTTACTTGTCCTGATGAAACTACTACTATATTTCAAACTTTGCAGCTTGTGAATGTTAGTGGCAGTAAAAATGTATCTGTATATATAGAAGATTTTTCAGCATCAACTTTAAATAGGATAGCTTATGTAGAGTTTGGAGGACCACTAATTACTAACGTGTTTAAGGGGTCTATAGTACTAGAAGAAAAAGACGTATTAAAGATTGAAACATCTGATCCATCTGGTATAAGTGGGACAACAGCTGCTTTAGAAACAACAAGAATTTATATACCACAAGGGGCAAGTTAATGTTTATAGAAGAATCAGAAGTATCATATACTATAATTGACGGTAAAAAAATACCTGTTCTTAAATGCAAAACTGAGGTAGTATTACGTAATAAAAATACCAATTACGAATACTCTTCTGACCAAGAAGCAGAGGACGATATCGCAGATCCTAATTCTCCAACTCAAAGAGAATTTATAGTAAGATCAGTAAAAATTAAAGTAGCTGCAATGCCATTAGGCGCAGCATCAGAGGAGAATGATGACAATAAGTAGAATGCAACAACCTAGACAACAATACGGCTTAGGAAGCTTTGTTAAAAAAATTGGAAAGAAACTTAAAAAAGTAGCTAAGTCACCATTAGGTAAAGCTGCTCTTGCTGTAGGTATAGGTTCTTTAATTCCAGGTGCGGGATTTGCTGGAAAATTTAATACTGCTAAAGGTCTTTTTGGAGGAGTTGGTAAAAAACTTTTTGGAAGCAGTTTAGCTGGAGGTGGAGAAAGAATTCCTGGTTTATTAGGTAAATTAGGTTTAGTAGATGGTTTTGGATCAAAATCTTTAACAGGAAAAGGATTAGCAGCTCTAGGTATAGGTGGGGCAAGTTTATTAGCTGGTATGGGAGCACCTAAAGAAGGTGAAGGTGGTTTTAGCGACAGCGGAGATCGTAAAGAAGGTTTAGAAAATTATTTAAGATATTATTATTCAAATTTAAATCCAAATGCAAAACAAAGTGATATTGATGAATTCGTTAGAGTTAATATGTATGCAGATGGTGGTAGAGTAAATTATGCTGAAGGTAGTATAGACTATGATCAAGTTAGAGCTATTGCAGCTCCTGCTACTCCACCAAGAGATCTTACAAGACCTGTTACAGAACTACCAGGCGGAGGTGGTGGTACAACTATGCCTGTTACACTTCCAGATTTTTCAAATCCAGGCGGAGATGGTGGTGGAAATATAACACCAGTTATACCAGGAAGACAGCCAGGAGGACCAACAGGCACACCAAGTCCAGGAAGACCAATACCTGAACAAAGTGAAGGTGATAAATTATATCAAGATGTATTAGATTATTTAAAATCAGATAGCAATCAAATAGAATCTAAAGAACCAGAAGCAATGCCTATGCCTTTTGATCCTCTTAAAAATATGTTGGAAACTGAAAGAGATAGTAGTTTACAAATTTTAAAAGAAAGAGGATTTGATACAGATAAAATGAAATTTATGGAAGGAGACTATGGATTATTAGAAGCTGTAAAAGCATCGGGAGAAGTAGACGCTGCTAAAGAATTATTTAATAAAGGCTTTTTAGATAAACAATATTCTTTCCAGGATTTATATGGAAATATGGATTTAATAGATAAAGTAAAAAATCTTTACATGGATAAAATATTTATGCCAAGTTACAGTGGATATGCAACAGCAGGTAATGGATTAGGTAGTGGTTATGCTAATGATGTTGGTATTACAAATTTACCTGAAAACAAAGAAGAAGAAGAGAGAAGATTAGGTGGTATCAATTATGAAAGTAAACTAAAACAAAGATTAGCTGATGGTGGTAGAATTGGTTATGCTGAAGGTGGTCGTAAAACTTTTACAGATTATTTAAAAAATTTAGGAATGGATATAGAAGCATTAGACATAGATAGTTTGTTAATAATGCAAAGAGCTTTTGAAAGAGATGAAGGTGAACCAGTTATGTCTGATAGAGAAGAATCTGCTTATGGTGGTAGAATGGGTTTTGCTATGGGAAGCAAACCTGAACAAAACGCTATTCAGGCTGCAGGAATAGAAGGTTTAATGTTAAATCAAAATCCTGCCGGAGTTACAGAATTAGATTTAAGAGAAACAGGTGGTTTTATACCTCCAGTTGGAGCAAAAGAAAAAGCAGATGATATTCCTGCTATGTTAGCTAATAACGAATTTGTATTTACAGCTGATGCTGTAAGAGGAATGGGTGACGGAGATGTTAACGAAGGTGCACAACGTATGTACGACATGATGAAAACTTTAGAAAAAGGTGGGAGAGTATAATGGCAGTTACAGAAACTAGAGTATTACCAGCAACGTATATTGAAGCTGCTGGAAAAAATTATCTTGGTCAGTTAAGTAAAGCTGCTGGTCAATTTGGTTCAGCTGATTTATCTAAATCATATGGAAAACAATTTGTTGCTGGAATGGATCCACTGCAAAAAGCAGCAATTCAACAAGCAACTAAAGGTATTGGATCTTACCAACCATTTTTAAACGCAGCACAAGCTGCAACAGGACCTCAAGGTTACAAATCATTTATGTCTCCTTATCAACAGGACGTAATTGATACAACTATGCAGGACTATGATCTTCAAGCACAAAAAGGATTACCAGGTATTGGACAAAACGCTATGCAAGCAGGTGCTTTTGGTGGTGCAAGACAAGGTGTAGCTGAAGCTGAATACGCAGCTAATTCAAATAGAAACAGAGCACAGTTACAAGCACAATTATTACAACAAGGATTTAGTCAAGCTAATCAAGCAGCAGCTCAACAGTATCAACAACAAATGGGTCTGGCCTCAGGGACTCAAGGTATGTTAGGAACTCAAGTTGCAGGACTATCTACTTTAGGAGCTGGTGTACAAGCACAGAAACAAGCTCAACTAAGTGCACAACAACAATTAGCTCAACAACAATTACAACAAGGTTTAACAGCAGCAAATGCTTATGGTTCAGGTGTAACTCAAATGATTGCAGGTTATCCTGGTTCAACTACACAAACAGCTACCCCTAATGTAGGAGCTGGTCAGACAGCATTGAATGTAGGATCAACATTAGCTGGTATATATAAGGCATTAAGATAATGAGTAGAGTATTTAGAAGACCAATGTTTAGAGGTGGATCGACTAATATGAATGGCATTATGTCTGGTATTCAAGATAGACAAAATTATGCAGAAGGTGACGCAGCTAAAGCATATAGAGAATTTATACAAGAGAGCCCACAAGCTGGAATTGATCCAGTAGCTAAGTTATTAATCTCTGGAGGACTAAGAGGTCTTTCTGAGACAAGAGGTGGATCTGCATTAGCTAATACAGCATTAGCCTTTCAAGAACCAACTGAAAGATTGTTTTCAGATTTAGAAAATAGAGATACATCAGAAAGAGCTGCTATGGAAAAAGCTTTAGCTTTTGATTTAGAAAATGAAAGATCTACAGAAGATAGATTACAAGCTCTTGCAGATATAAAATCTAAACAAGCTCATGACGAAAAATTAGAACAAATGAAGTTAGATAATAAAGGTAAATATCTAGCTAAACCAGGTGTTATTCCTTCAATTATAACTCAACAAATGGAAAGAGAAAAATCATATATAGACAGCGGTAATTTATTATTACAACAATCACCAGATTTTCATGCAAGAAAAACTGTTAATTTTGAAAGAAGTGCTCCTCCAGAAGTTTTAAAAAATTATAAAGGAGTAGTTTTTTATGGTTATGGAAGAAAAGGTGATGTAGTAAAAACTATACCACCAGGTGCTGGACAAGCTGGAGATATTATCTACGATCCAGAACAAGCAGATTTTTTTATATTTGATAATCAAGGTAATACCTATAGATATGATCCATTGACAAATCAAGCAGAGGATTAATGTATGGCTACTATAAGCCTAGATGATCCGAGATTTAAACCTTTAACTCCTAAAGAAGAGGAGAGAAGAAAAAAACAAAAAAAAATTACAGAAGGAAATAAGCAAGACTTAGTTAAAGCTGGTATTGATGAAACTGATATTGAATTACCAGACGCAGAAGATAACAATGAAGTAAGTGGAGCTACTGCTTTTACAGCAGGTCTAGCATCAGGTGTTATTAAAGTAGGTGAAGGTGTTGTATCTTTAGGTGCAGAATTAATTGATTTAGGTGTAGACACAGATACAGCAGCATCAGTTGAACAATTTTTTGATGACTTAAATCCTTTTGAAGAAATTGCAGAACAAAGAGCAATAGGTAAATTAACAGAAGCTTTTGTTCAAATAGCTGTACCAGGTGGTGCAGGTGCAAAAGCAGCAACTATGGCAGCTAAAGCTTTAAAAGCAAAAAGAGCTGGTAAATATTTAAATTTTAAAGGTAAAAATTTTAAACAAGGTTTAGATAAAGCAAAACAATTAAATGATTTATCTGGAAAACAAAGATTTGCAGCAGTGGTTGCAGGTGGCGCAGCTGGAGAAACATTAGTAGCTGATGTAGAAAAGATAGGAACGTTTGGAGATTTGTTTGAAGCAGGTCCAACAGAATTAGATAGAGAAATAACTGAAGATCCTTCGGAAGATGCTTCAAGAAAACTTATGAACAGAATTAAATTTGGTTCAGAGTCAATACTACTTACTCCATTTGTATATGGTGTTGGAGCTGGTGCTAAAGCATTAGCTAAAAGAGGAAAAGAATTAGCTTATAGCAGTTCAAAAATAGAAAGAGGGTTAGATAAATTAGGAAGTATATTTAGATTTAGAGGCACTAAACCAGAACAAATTGCTACAGCAAAACAAACACAAAAAGCTAGAGGCATGAGAGATACTAATTTTTCCGAAGAAATGGTATCTAGAATAGATACTGAAGTTGATAAAGTATTTCCTGAATTTAGAAAATTTTTTAATGCATCTGCTGTTGAAGAAAGAAAAAAGTTTTTAAAAGTTTTAGATGATACTTTATTTGAAGGTGATCTAACAAAACCTTTAGATGTTAATTTAAAAAAACAAGTTTTAACCACAGTTAATAAAAGAATAGGAAAACAAGAAGGAGCTGTTGTTGGTAATAAAATTATATCTATTTTAGAAAAAACAAGAAGAGAATTTAATGATTTGTTAGAAATAACTGCAGCGGGCCCTGGAGGAAAAGTAGATTTACCTACAGGAGTTACTAAAGATTTAAGAAAAATTATGGGTAACAGAGTTAAAAACTATATAGGTAATACATTTGAAATATTTGAAGATGCTGAGTCTGGTTTTTTTCAAAGGTATAAACCAACAAAAAAAGCTGTAGATAATACAAAACAATTATTTATGAGATACGCAGCTAAAAATAAAAATCCGATTACTGAATTAGAAGCGGAAGGAATGGTTAATGATATAATAAAACAAGTCAGAAAGATGGATCCATCAAAAGATACACTTCCAACATTTGTATATCAAAATTTATCGAAGTCCGCCGACGATGCTATAGGTTTAAAAACATTTGCACAAACTTTAAATAAAAATTTACCTGGTGGTAAAAAAGAAATACAAGTTATAGGTAAAGGATCTAAAATATTTAGAGAACTGTTTGGTGAAATAAATGATGTAAGACATTCTATTTTTGAAGGTACAAATAGATTATCTGCAATAGCAAGAAAAAATCAATTGTTTGATGAAATATTAGATACCGATGAGGCATTAAAAGCTGCTGCTAAATCAGATACTCCATTAGGTCAAAGAGGTTTTTTTCACGATAGTCCTTTGTCTGCAAAAAGAGCATTTGGTCCAGAGTCAGATGTTGTTCCTATGAACGAATATGTAAAAGAATATTTTAAAGATGGTGTGTTAGTAAATAGACTATCTAATACTTACACCACAAGAGATATAGCAGAAGGTTTTACAAACGTATCTAAAATACAAGATTTTATGCGAGGTGATACTGGGGGTGCATTAGGTAAAACTTTTTCAGCTGCTTGGAGATATGGAATTTTAACACCAAAAGCCGGTGCACAATATGCAAAAACAATTTTATCTGTACCAACTCACATAAGAAACTTTTTAAGTTCAGCTGCTTTTTCTGTAGCTAATGGCGCTATACTTTCTAACCCTAGAGTTTTTGCAAAAGCCATGAACAATGCTTTTGGCACTGTTCAAGTTGGTGGTCCTAGAAAAGAATTGTCACAAGAAAAATATAGAGAATATCTAGAGTTAGGTATTGTAAATACAAACGTAAGACTTGGAGATCTTCGAAATCTAATGAAAGATGTTAGGTTTGGTGAAGGTAATCTTGCAACAGATAGTATTTTAAAACCTATGTTAAATAGTTTAGGTAAAAAAACATCTAGAGGTATTAAAAAAGCAGGTAAGTTTATGCAAGACTTATATGTTGCTGAAGATGACATTTGGAAAATTGTAAACTATGAAACACAATTAGTAAAAAGAGGAGAATTATATAAAAAAGCAAATATTAAAATATCTGATGATGCATTGAAAAAAGAAGTTGCACAGATTGTACAAGATACTGTTCCAAATTATGCAAAAGTTGGTGAGTTTGTAAGAGCTATGCGTGTATCTCCACTTGGTAATTTTATGTCCTGGCCATCAGAAGTATTTAGAACAGGTGCAGGTATATTTAGACAAATAATAAAAGATATAAAAGATCCTGTAACAGGTAAGATAAATCCAATAACAAGTAAAAATCCTATGAAAGCAGAAGGTATGAAAAGATTAATAGGTACTACAGCTGCTATGGGTATAATTCCATATGGATTAATAAAAGGATCACAAGCAATTTATGGTGTAACTCAAGAAGAAGCAGACGCAGGTAGAGATTTTGTTGCACCTTGGTCTAAAAACTCACAATTAATATTTGTAAAAGATCCAGATACAGGTGAATTATACTACACAGATTGGTCTAAAAATAATGTTTATGATACACTTACAAGACCTTTTCAAAGTTTACTTACAAATATACAACAAGGTATTGAAGATGAAGAAGTATTATTAAAAGGTTTTATTAAAGGTATAGCTAAAGCTGCAGGTGAAACAGCATCACCATTTATATCAGAATCTATTTACTCAGAAGCATTTGCAGATATTATGTTAAGAGGTGGTAGAACTAGAGAAGGACAGGAACTTTGGAATGAAACAACACCTTTAGGTGAGCAGATGGTAATTGGTATGCAACATGTAATTAAAACATTAAAACCTACAACAGCACCTTTTGAAAGAACAGTAAAAGGTATAAGAGGTATACCAGGTAAAGGTCCTACAATGTACGAAGTTCCAAAAGAACTCGCAGGTATTTTTGGATTTAGATTAGAAAAAGTTGATCCAGAAAAAGCATTAGGATTTTATTTATATGATCTTAGAGAAGGTCAATCACAAGCAACTAAATTATTTACTGGCGGTAAGTTTGGTGTATTGTCAGGTGAACCTAAAACACCAGAAGATTTAATTGAAAGATATTTTATTGCTAACAAAGCTTTATTTGATGTTAGAAAAGAAGCACAAACTCATTTAATTAATGCTATGAAATTAGGAGTTAATCCAAATAAACTAGAAGAAATATTTGAAAAAAGAGGTATACCCACTTCTTTATTAGATAGTTTATTATCGGGTAGATTTAAACCTTATTTTCCTTCAGAAAAAATTCAAGAAAGATTTCAAGATATATCAATTAAAGGTGGACAACCTAATCCTTTTTTTGGTGCAAGAGGTTCATTAAAAGCTATGGAAGGAGCTTTAAAAGGACAAAATCTATATCGTAATTTTGAACTTAACTTAGAAGATTTCTTGCCTGATACAGAACCTCAGGGTCAATCTGCATTACCACCTACACCAATGCCTGATCCACAAGTGGTTCAAAGTGCGGCTATGCCGGCAGCAGGCGCCATGAATCAGGGATTGACGCCAACTGAAAATGCTTTATTATCCGAAGAGGAGAAACAAATTAGATTAAGACAACGAGGACTGGCATAATGCCCAAAAAAGATTTAGCACTGGAAAAAATAGAATCACACGAAAAACTTTGTCGTATTATGCAAAAACAAACTCATCAAAAAATTTCAGGAATAGAAAACGATATTAAAGAAATTAAAAATCATATGCGTTATGCAATGACTGCTTTAGTAGCAGGTATGTTTACTATTATAATAATACTATTTGAAAAACTGTAATTTTTTGGGAGGTTGGGCACTCAGCTGCCGGGATTGATTATAGTGGGGACTATAGTCACTTTATTTACAAATACATCCATAAAAATTACCTGTGTTATTATTCATTACATAAATATTAGCAGGATAATCGTGGTATGTTGTTAAATGAAATCTAAGAATATCACATAAATCAAAACAATCTAATTCGTCTAATAATTCTATACCTTCAATCATTTGTTTTGTAACTTCTACAAGATGATATAAACCATCACTTAATAATATTAAATCCATTCTCTAAAATCTTCATCCATTATTTTATTTGCAATATTAACTTTATTACGTAAAGCTTTTACAATTCTTTCATCAATAGTATCTTGGGTCATTATGTCAATATATGTCATTTTTTGTGTTTGACCTATACGATCAATACGTGCTTCAGACTGTTGACGTTTTTCTAAATCATAACCATTTGAAAAATAAATCATATTACTTCCAGCAGTTAATGTAATACCATAACCACCTGTATGTGTAGTGCCTACAAAAAATCTACACTTATCATCTGTCTGAAATTTTTTTATATTAGTTGATCTAGCATCTGTATCTGTTGCACCATAATAATCTACAACAGCATCATCACCATATACTTTTTTTATTTCTTTAATTATTCTTCTTACATCATGTGTGTAGTGGGACCATATAATAGTCTTACCCTCTACATTTTCTAATATACTCATTAATTCAGCAAGCCTACTGCAAGGTAAATCTTTTATGGTACCATCATCTGCAGTAAAATGTCCACAAGTAATTTGATGTAGTCGCATTAATTGTGTCATAACAGTTGCTGAAGATTGCATCTTACCATCTAAAAAAGCTATTGCTTCTTTTTTCATTTGCTCATATACTTTTTTCTGCTCTTTTGTAAGCTCAACATAATGCTTGACATAACTTTTTTCAGGTAAATCTAAACAATCATCTTTTAATATTCTTTTAGAAAAATGTTTTATCTTATCCGATAACTCACCAAGATTTCTATATCCTACTACTATTTCTACTTGACGACCATTAACTTGAATTTTTTTACAGATAGAATATCTAGCACGAAAAGTATAGTAAGATTGATGATCTAGGAGCCAAGGGTCAAGAAACTGGCATTGACTATATAAATCTAATGGTGATTTAGTTACAGGAGAACCTGTAAGTATTCTTCTATATTTACAATGATCACTTAGTTTCAATATGTTTTTAGTTCTATTAGATGTGGGTGTTTTAATAGTAGTAGATTCATCAATAGCAACCATTGATTTAGGGTGAGCAGATAAAAATTTATATGCAAATTCTGCGCCATTACCTGATGAAAAAGACTCTACATTCATAATTAAAATATTTAAATGTGTTCCTGATTTAAATAAAGTATTTAAAAGTAATTGTTGTTTTTTTGATTTATCTGATGTCTTCCAAAGGACTATATTTTTTTCTATATGATCTGGTAAATGAACAGGAATTTCAGAGTCATACCAATTTTTATATACACCTTTAGGTGCAATTAATAACAACGCATTTATTAAACCTTTATCATACAATACTGCTGCATTATCTAATAATACTTTAGATTTACCTGTACCCATTTCCATAAAGTACGCAAAATTTTCTTTATCCCAAGATGCGTTTAATGCATCTAATTGATGGCCATACGGCTTAGTTTTAAATTTGTAGTTCATTTGCTTTTTCTTTCTAATTTGTTATATAGTATACAAAAGAATAAAAGTCAATGAGCAAAGTTTATTTAGTACAAGACATACCTGTTGATAGGGAAACTGGACAACCAAAATATAACGTAATGGGTGCACAAAAATATGGCGATATTACGGTTATGCTTCCTGCAAAAGCTCAAATGATTTTTTCTCCTGGTCCTTTAATTTTTCAAATAAAAGATAAATTAAAAAATTTTACAACCGAAGATTATTTACTATTATCAGGTGATCCTGCAATTATAGGAGTAACATGTTCTGTTGTTTCTGAAATGACTAATGGAAAATATAAATTATTAAAATGGGACAGGCAAGAAAAAACTTATTATCCATTAGAAATAAATATTTTTCAAAACTAGTATTGACAATATATTCTAACTATCCTATATATCTTTTACGAAAGGATATATTATGAATAATATTAATCTAAGAGAAGATGCACCAGATCAAACAGATGTTATTGATCCACAAAAATTATCTGAAGAAGTAGAAAAATTAAAATCTCTTCAAAAAGAAATTAAGTCTTTAGAAGATCGTGCAAAAGATTTAAAAAAAGATGAACAATATTATAGTTGTGTTGTAATTCCAAAATTAATGGAAGACATGAATTTAAAAAGTTTAAAACTAAAAGATGGTTCTGAATTAACAATTAAACAAATTTATAGTGCCTCAATGAGAGCGGATAAAAAACCGGAGGCGATACAATGGCTTCGAGACAATGGCTTAGGTGATATTGTAAAAAATAATATTACAGTAACATTTGGCCAAGGCGAAGATAACAAGGCTGTCGAATATGCTGGCCTTGCGAGGGAGCGTGGCTATGAACCAACTCAAGACGAGAAGGTTCACCACGCTTCACTCACAGTAGTGATGAAGGATTACAAAGAAAAAGGTAATGAGATCCCTTCTGATCTATTTAGTACGTTTGACGGAAGTCAGACTAAATTAAAAAATAAATAATAACGATTAACTAATAGGAGTTATATATGAGTACAGAAAGTACAATCGTAAAAAAAGATAATGCAGGTGCATTGTCTACAATTAACCTAAGAGCTGATTCAGGTAAAGGAACTGAAGAATTAAGATCGGATGATGTATCAACACCGATTTTAAAAATTCTTCATCAATTGTCACCTGAGTGTAACTCAAGAAACGCAAAATACGTTGAAGGTGCAAAACCTGGAATGATCTATTCTGCTAGTTTTGGAAATTTAATTGATGGTGAAAAAGGACTAGATGTAGTTGTTGCTCACACTCAAACCAGATTTCCGGAATGGCAAGAAAGAGGAGACAGTGCTGCTGCTCCAGTAGGAACTCATTTAGAGATACCTGCAGATGCTACTGAAGAAAAAAATGGTAGATATAGATTAACTAATGGAAACTATGTAGAAAAAACTATGTATTTCTATGTGGTTGCTATAGTTGGTAATGAGTTTAGAAAAGCTGTTATTGCCATGAGATCATCAAATTTAACTCCAGGTAGAGAGTTAAACAACTTGATTGCTAACTTGAGAATAACAGATTCACAAGGTACATTTCAACCAGCAGCATACACTGCAGTATTCAACTTAAAAACAGTTGGTAAAAACTGGGGTGATAAAAGCTGGCATGTGTATAAGCCGTCATTAGTAAAAATGTTAGATGTATCTAAAAGTATGGATGCTGAAGCTTATACTATGGCACAGAATTTACAGAAAGAAGTTTCTAAAGGTTCTGCTAAACCTAAGTATGATAAAGTTGAAAACAAAAATACTAAAGACATTATCTAATTCCCTTCGGGAATGTAGCTACAAAGGCGCTGAAGGGAGACTGGAGGCGCCTTTAGAAATTATTAAAAGGACAGGAATAAATGCAGGAATACATAAAGTATTTTACAGGATTAAAAAGAAATTATGGAGTATGCAAAACAACTGAAGGTTTTGTAGACGGAGAAACAGGTAAAAAAAGATATCCACATGAGTGGTCTTCAATACCTGTAACTGAACAAGATTATTTAGATCATTTATCTGGTGTTAAGTCTATTGGTATACAACCATGTACTGATGAAGGTAAAGCTAGATTTGGTGCAATTGATGTAGATAAATATCCAATAGATAGAAAATTTTACTTAGAGATTATACAAGAAAAAAAGCTTCCGATAATACCTGTCCTATCGAAGAGTGGTGGACTACATTTATATGTGTTCACCACTGAGTTTGTAAAAACAAAAATGATAAGAGATTTTTTAGAACAGGTTTTATTTTTATTTAAACTTCCAATTACTACAGAGGTATTTCCAAAACAAACTTCATTAGGAGAAAATGCTGATGGTGATAAAACTAATGGTAACTTTATAAATTTACCTTATAATAATATTTCAAGAAAAGCATTACTTCCAGATGGTGAAGAAATGCAGCTGGATATGTTTTTAAAAGTTGTTGCAGCTAATGCACAAACAGAAGCGCAATTAAAAGATATACAGAAAAAAATTATTGAAGATGAATTATCTGGTGGTGGAGAAGAGTTTGTAGATGGTCCGCCGTGTCTTGGAATATTAACTAAACAATTAATGAAAGATGGTAGAGATAGATTTTTATATAATTACATGGTGTTTGCTAAGAAAAAATATCCTGACAAATGGCAAGACAAAGTTATAGAAGCTGCAAGAAAATATTTTGAGTTTGATAATAACTGGACAGATATACATGTTAATCAAAAGATTAAAAGTTGGAGTAAGGATACCAAAGGTCATACTTGTAATGATCCATTACTAGCACCGGTTTGTGTAAAATCTGTATGTGTTAAACGAAAGTTCGGCATTATATCAGATAATAAACCGGTATGGCCAGCATTATCTGCATTACAAAAATTAAATATAAAACCTACACCCGAATGGTATTTTACTGTTGAGAATGAAGAAGGACAAACAAAACAAGTGCACGCAAAAAATGTGCATAGAATAGAAAGTCAGAAAGAATTAAGAGCATTACTAATGGAACAGGTACACGTAGTACCACCTACAATTAAAGGTAATGACTTTTATGAAATACTAAAAAACTTATTTGAAAAATCTAAAATAGAAATATTAGAACCTGCAGAAGGAACTAATCCATCTGATATATTAAAAGCACACATCAATAGATATATAAATGATCCACAAGCTAAGAAGTATAATTCATTTAAAAGTGGTAGACCATTACTAGATGATGAGTATGCATACTTTTTATATAGTGCATTCTATGATGATTTAAAAACATACGAATGGAAAGAATCATCAGCTAAAACATCATTGATGATTAAAGCATTATTTCCTAGTAAGAAACCAGAAGACCAAGCTAAGTTTGATCATAGTAAAAAATTTCCTGGAAAAGATTCTGACAACAAACAGTATCCACCATTAAAAACTTTAAGAATACCATTGAAATATTTTGATAGTGAAGAAGATGTTAATGAACAACATCAATTTGAAAGTGAGGAGGATATAGTATGATGAGAGATGATTTAATGGTACAACAACAAGTCAAGAATGTGTGGCAGCATATGGTAGGTGTAATATGTTTAAATCAAACAGGACGTAAAAAGGTAAAAAAAGTATTGCCAGAATTTTTTAAAAAATTTCCTACACCAGAACAGATATTTGAATTTGACAGAGATACCATAGCAGAGATGCTGAAAGAATTAGGAATGAAGAATGTTAGAGCACATAGGATATGGAGAATGACAGAAGATTATCTTAAATGGGATGGTATAGATGCAACAAAATTATTTGGTATAGGTAAATATGGTAGTGACAGTTATGAAATATTCTATAATCGTAAGGTTCCTGAAAATGTACAGGATAAAGAATTAAAAAAATATATATTTAAATATGATTTATAAATACTATGGACCACCAGGTACAGGCAAAACATTTAAGTTAATTAGCAGAGCTAAAGCATACGCAAGATTAGGAACACCATTACACAAAATAGGTTATTTTGCATTCAGTAAAAAAGCTGCAGGTGTTGCAAAAGAAAGAATGCCCGCAAGTGAAAAGAATCTTCCATACTTTCAAACACTACATTCTTTTTGTTTTAATTTTTTAGATATGAAAAAAGAAGATATCATGCAGCCATATCACTATGAAAAATTTGGTAAAGAAATAAATGTAAAAGTAAAATATGCAGACAAATATAACAAAGAAGAAGTTAATTACCTAACTTGTGATAATCCTTATTTTCAATTGATACATAAAGCAGTTAATAAATGTATTACTCCTAGAGAAGAATATGAGTTATGGGAACATAATCCTAAAGAAATAGTGTGGTCAACTTTAAAATACATAAGTGATAATTTAATTAAATACAAAGATGCTAAGAATTTATATGACTTTAATGACCTGGTAGATCTTACAATTAAATCTAAAGACAAAGAAAGTTTTCCTAAATTCAAAGCAGTATTTATAGATGAAGCTCAGGATCTATCACCATTACAATGGAAACTATTTGATGTATTAAAAGAAAAATCAGAGGACATCTATCTAGCAGGAGATGATGACCAGGCTATATTCGTATGGGCTGGTGCAGATGTAGAAAGATTTATCAAAGAACCGGCCAAAGAAAGGGTGTTAAAGTACTCAAAACGTGTGTCTAGAACCGTCCAGGAGGAGTCTCAGAAGGCGATTGAACAAATTATGGGTATAAGGAAGGAAAAACACTATTTACCACGAAATTACGAGGGAGAGTCTTTAACCATATCTAATCTAAATCAAATAGATTTGACCAAAGGTAAGTGGTTAATATTAAGTAGAACCATATCTAGACAATTGAAAATTGCTGAAGAATTAAAACGTAAAGATTTATATTATGAAACCAACAAAGGAAAAAGTTTTAGTGTAACTTTATATAATACAGCTATGATTTATGAAAGCTGGTGCAAAGGAAAAATTTTACAGGAAAAAGAGGAGAAACAAATACAAGAATATTTAGGAGATAATTTATTTAACAGAACTAAAAATTGGTTTGATCAATTTATTAAAGCTGATGAAAAAGAAAAATTATATATAAAAAATATGTTAGACAACAATGAAAATTTAGATCTTAAAGCTAGAATATGGCTATCCACAATACACGCAGCAAAAGGTGGAGAAGAAGATAATGTAATTTTATGTTTAGATATGGGAAGTAAAATTCTTAAATCTATTAAACGAAGTCAAGAGAAGAATGACGAAGAGCATAGAGTCTGGTACGTAGGAACCACAAGAGCAAGAAATAACCTATACAAACTAAAAGCAAAAATAAAAAGAACGGGGTATCAATTATGAGAGTTATAACATCAGATATATTTTTAACATTCTGTATATGGTTTTTTATTATGGAGGCAGTTAAATGACACACAAAGATATATTTAAAGATTCATTTCCACAAGATAAACAAATTGGAGGATCACATTACAAAGAGTTTTATATTCAACCATATGAATTTATTTCTAAGAACGACCTTTCCTTTTTTCAAGGTAATGTTATAAAGTATGTTTGTCGCTACAAAAACAAAGCCGGAATACAAGATTTAGAAAAGATAATTCATTATTGTGAATTAGAAATTAAAACAATGAAAGATCTTAAAAAGAAATGATCATACCTCAAACAGAATGGTTAGTACCTACAGAGTATCCTGATCTAAGATCAGCGGAAGAAATTTCTATTGACTTAGAAACACGTGATCCAGACTTAAAGAAACTGGGTTCAGGGGCCATCACAAGTAATGGTGAGGTTGTAGGTATAGCTGTTGCTGTTGATGGTTGGAAAGGTTACTTTCCTATTGCACATGAGATAGGTCCAAACTTAGATCGTAAAAAAGTTTTAGATTGGTTTACTGATGTTTGCTCATCGCCTGCTACAAAAATATTTCATAACGCAATGTATGACGTATGTTGGATACGTAATTTAGGTATAAAAATCAATGGTTT